TCATAGACAATCCAAATATCGGCCTTACAAGTTGCCCGTTGGGGAGTAAGTATTTCTGTAGCTGAAAAAGTTTTTTCTTATCTTCGAAGCGGGCCTTTAACCTGCTGAAGCCTAGGTCTGAAACTATTTCATCGACTGGAGTAATTAGCACAACGTCTTCTGGCTGCGCGCCGTGTTTCCCCAAGAGGCTTACAAGATGATCGTGTTGCAAATGGTCTCTTACCCAGTCGGGGGAGTGTTGACCTGGGCGTTCCGCGCCTAAGTAGCTTTGGGCTTGTGAGTCAAGATGAGGAATTCGATCTAGCAGCTCGTCAACGGTGTCTATTGTCTCATAGATTAGTTTTGAAGAGTATTTCTTAAATCTTTCTTTGTCGAAGTTGAAAGGCTTTGGGTCACCTGTGTGGGTTTGACCAGCCTCTAAGACGATAAACTTATCGACATGATCCCAATGTTGATTAACCCTGAGTTCCAATAGGTCATTTTCATTCAAAAAATTACAGCAATCAAATACTTTACTCACTGCTTTCTCCCCAGCTTTCCAAGCAGAACTCATTACTGGTCATATGGTCAAGGTTAGGCTTGTCCAGAGTTGTTCTGTTGTTGATGCACCTAAAAGTTAAGAAGGCCTTAAAGTCTTCTTTTTTATTGTAGAAAACACTTTTGACATTGATGCACTTATTTTTCTCGCAGAACTCCTTTACTCGGTTCCGAATGAGATAATTAAACGGCACATCATTGTCTTCAACCGCGAAGAGCGGATCACAGAAGCTAAGGTCTGGGGTGCAAATTGTGCCGTGAAGAGTATTCTTATGCAAGAACGAGTCGTAAAAGGGCACTACTAGAGATAGGTCTTTGTCGTTCCAGAAGTCCTTCAATGATCTATAGTCAATTCTGGGAACGTAATAGAATCCTTCTTGGGCGGCTTTAGTATATATTTTAATAAGCCTTTTGTACCCAGCTTTATTATTGGCAAAGATAATTAGCTTAGAGGTCTTATTAATCTCTTCTTCGTTTTTCTCTTCCATGTTGTCGCAAACACTTATCCTCAATCCAAATCTGAAGTTGAGGCCAGCTTTTTGGCTGTTTAAGTATCCTTGCAGAAAACCACTCATGGAATCGTCAACTAAATGCAAGTCCTTAATGTCGTTCTTTTTGCATAAGTCAATGATTGATTGCGGGCCGTTGTCTATAGACTCGCCTTCTTCTTGAAGGGTGAGAATAGACTTGCCTATCGAGTAGTGAGATTTAAAAAACGGAATAGTCATTAAAATTCAAATGGGTCATCAGACTCCTGCGTGGGAGAATACGGGGCTTGGTTTTTCCATCTAGGGCAACCATCCCACTTTCTTACCTCCACTGTCTGTCCTTCTTTTGGCTTCATATCGTCTTCGTAACTAGATTGCAACACTCTTGAATCCTTGTCAAGAAGAACATAATACTCAAGGCTATATTTTATAGGACACACCCACGTCTTACCTGCGCTGCATAACCATGAATTTTTACGGTTATCTGCCGCGTAGTTTGCTTGTCCGTCTTTTTCCGTGAAGCTGTTGACTAGTTTATATTGGGAAGAGACGTAATGCTCAAACCCATTTAGTTGCTCCTCTGTAAACTCCAACTCTTGGATTGGGGCTTTAGGAAACTTCAGAAACATAAAATTAAAAATCTTGCGTTTAGCTTTGGGCCATAAAGTTCTAGCGGCCAAGACGTACATCATTGCTTGTCCCTCTCCGTCGAGAGCCTGTTTGCTGAATTTCTTCTTGCTGCTTTTGTAGTCTATGATCTTCAGCGTTTTCCCCTTGTCGTAAAGCGCGTGTTTGTCTATGTAGCCTTTAATTACGTACTCTGGGTCTTTGCTTTCTATGAGGAAGTCTTGCTCTGCCTGTCCTAGCTTTCCGTTGTTGTCTGTACAGAAGAAGTCTTGCTTTAGCCCAACCAAGATCATCTTCTTTATTAATTCATAATTATCAATATTAGGGTCATTATTATCCATGTCTGCTAGGACAACTTTCCTTTTGACAAGTCGGGCGATGGCGGCGTCAGCTTCCAGATTGCTGCCCTCTATAATCCTATCGAAGTTAGGGCGATGCTTTTCTAGCTGTAAGTACTCTAGCACATGGTGGCATATAGTGCCCCTCCTAGCCCCGTCGTTGCCTTTGTCTGGCAAGTCTGTGTGGTACTTAGCCCAATAAAGCTGGGAGCAGTTCTCTAGGGTTTTAAGTCTAGAGGCAGATACGTATTTCTTTTTATCACTCATCGATACTTTTCGCCCAATCTAGGATTTGTTCTTTAGACATTTCTCCAAAGTCCCCCTGAGTAGGTAATATAACCCTAACTTGGTGTGAGTCAAAGTAATTCAAGAGTTTTTTCTCGGCTTTTTCAGCGGCCTTGTTCCCCGCTCCACCGCTTTTGCTGTCGTCGTTAAAGGAGACTATTATTTTTGACAAATTGAACCTGATAAAAGCCCCCATTAGCTCAGCGCTCAGGTCGAGACCAAATGATACAGCTACATTCTTTACTCCGCAATCCCACAGGGAAAGCATGTCTCCAATGCTCTCGACTATGACCACTGATCTTGAGCTCTTAATTATTTCATGATTTAAATAGAGCGGGTATTTCCACTTTGATTTATCGCCTATAAGTTTCCACTTGGGTCTCTTGTCGTTTGGTTTTAAATCTCTACCAGCAAAGCCAACGATATTTCTTTTCGCATCAAAAATTGGAAACACGTATCTGTTTGCCATCCTGCCTTCGAGCACAACTCCACCTTCAAATTCGGCAACTGAGTATTCAGATACCCCCCTATCAATCCAGTAGGAATGATCTGGAGATAATTTGGTTAGTGAGTCTTTCGAGAATCTTTTGGGCATTCTTAGTTCTGGTTTGTCTTTGTGTTCTATCCCAGCGGCTATGCCCTTAGTGGATAGCCAGCTTTTCGCTTCATCTATGCTTTTGAGATTTAGGGTTATCTTAACTAGGTCATCAAAGCTTCCCGTCATGTTTCGGGCGAAGTCAACGAATCGACCATTCTTTTTGTTTACAGCTAAAACTGTGTTGTTGTCAGAGTCTCTGTATATTGGTCTGGTTCTGTACTCTTTGTGGTTCTCGATTATATTTGTATAACCAAGCTCCATTAACACTTCTTTATAATTTTGACTCAAAGTATTCCGTCTCCGTCTCCTTGAGACTGGTCGTCTAGGGCGTACTTCTCTCTGGCTCTGTCGCAGATATTTTTTAGCGACCCCTTCTCTTGAACCTCGAAATTCTCTACTGAGAAGTTCAGGTAATTCATGATGTACTTTTGAGAGCCATCAGGAAATAAACGCTGTAGATAATCTTGATGCCCCATAGCGTCCTTGCCTTGGAATCGACTTTTCAGCGGAATTAGCTTGTGTGTCCCTGAATCGAATATAAGTCTTCCGCTCTCATCGTACTCATTGTCAGACACTATTTCGTCCAAAGTTTTCCTTCTGAAGATCGCCGTAAACGCAGCGTACCATTGAAGTCTATCCGAAAGGGATATTGCCGAACTGTCATCGACAAGCGATGAGCCCGTCCTGTTTCTGTTCTCACCGCTTCTGTTAAGCTGCATAGCCGTTAACAGCGGAGCGTTGACCTCTTCCGCTATCTCTTTGAGTCTGCTTATCTTTTCTCCGATAGCTTGGTACTCGGCCCAGTTCTGGCCGACTTTCTCCCCCGTGAGCTTAACGTAATCGTAAGCGATCAAACACTTGTTGCCTCTGCCTACTTCTTTGTAATACCATCTTCTGATAATTGAGCAGATTTGATCTATGCTTTTATTGCTAACGTGCATGTGGTAGTAGTCGTTATTCTCTTTCAAGACCTTTGCGGCTCCGCGAACTTTATCATAGTATTCTGGGTTCTTCCTCCAATTGCCTGTCTCCAGATGCCAAGTGGGTACGCCCGTCAATGAAGATATCATTCTGAATTTGATTTCTTCGGTGGTCATCTCCGTGTCTAAGATCAAGGCCTTGATGCCGTTTACCTTCGCGCTTTTGAAGCACACATCGTTTAGCCAAGTGGTTTTGCCTTCACCTGGCCTAGACGCAATCGCGTATACGTGACCGCATCTAAATCCTCCGTATAGCCTATTAAACTCTGGGTAAGGGCTAGCAAAGCCGCTCTCTGATTCTGGATTGTTTCCAGCTTCCTCAACTAAATCTAACAAGTCATCAGTTATCTTCTCTGGTTTATCTGACTCTGCGTAATTAGATATTTTGTCATTATAAATCGAATCGCAATCTCCAACAATTTCATCTACGTTTTTAGAGCCGTTTGTTTCTACCTCTAACTTCAGCTTGTCCGCTGTGGTCTCAATTTCTCTTCTGATTCTGAACTTCAATAACTCTTTAGCGGCCTCTATGATCGCTCGCTGGTTAATTTGAATGAACGATAAGTGTTCTATGTAATCGTAAATATTAATATCATCTTTAAATGAAACGCCTAACTCTTTGATTCTGCTTGCCAGAAGCACTTTGTCTATCGTTTCGTTCTGATAAGAACAGCTTTTGATTACGTTGAATATTGTGTAATGAACGTCATTGTAGAAGTCTTTCTCCGTTATAAACCCATCAATTTCTAAGAAAACATCTGGATACCGAATCAACCCCGCTAGTACGTGACGTTCAACTTCTAGGGAATAGATTTTACTCATATGAGTACAATCATAATGCCAACTTGATCTGCGGTCAAGAATTTTCGTCTGAATCATCGAAGGGACCGCCTTCGTCTTCCTCATCGTCGTCTTCGTGGCCACTGTCTTCGTAGCCGCCATCTTCGTCGCCTTGAGGGGGCGCGTCTTCAAAAATATCCTCTTCCAGTTCCATTTCCATATGGGCCACTGTATTCTCTAAGGTAACCGCATCGACTGCTAGGCTCCAATTTTGGATATAATGCTGCAAGGCCATCGCTTTGGAGGCGTCGTCAAAGTGACTGTTCACCACTGGGTATCCATTATCGCCAAAAGTAAACATGATAAATCCACCATTGCTCTTCTCGTTTACGAGCCTGAGAAGTGGCTTGTCTACTTTTTGGAGCGCTTTTGACATTGTACTTTATTACACGATAGAAATCCCGTATAGTTCTTTTAAATAATCGGGAGATAGCTCTTTTAAATCCTTTTCATAAATTTCCATAATTATAAAATTGTTTAATTCTAGCCACTCTCTTTTTTGAACGTCTCTCTTTATTGATTCTAGGTATTTGGCTCTTGAATTTCCATGAAAAAACTTATTGAAGCTGTCGTGCTGGGGGCCGTTGACTTCTACGGCAATCTTTTTAGTCATGTTTACGATGTCTACTTTCATCCTAGTCCCGTATACTGGGAACTCTTCGTAGACTATATGGTTCTCCCAGTACCCCTTGAAGAATTGCTTTACGTTGAATTGAAGCTTAGACCGAGACTTTTTACCCCACTTAATGAGGTATTTAGTAACAGACTTGCTCTGAAGTTTTCCTCTGACGTTATAGAGTCTCACGATTAAGTGGTCGCGGGCTATACCCAGTTTGTTGGAAGCCGCTATATCGAGCGTCGAAAAAGCCGAATTTTGGCATTGGTTTTTCGAGAAAGTCAGCGACTAATTTAAATTCCTTTTCTTCGATGGGTGTCTTTAGTAAAAGCAGCTTTTCTTTTTTGTCTTTGAAGTAG